CCCAGAAGATGATCGTTATGCGATCTTAACACCAACACAATACTACAAGTTGATCACAGATGCGTCATCTAATAACGCTCTTAACCGTGACTTCGGTGGTGTTGGTTCTATCGCTACTGGTAGCATCCCTCAAATCGCTGGTATCTCATTGTACAAGTCTAACCACTTACAAGATATCATTACCCTTGGAGCTGAAGCTAACCAAGATCAAGACGATGATAACGCAAACAACGATGTGTTTGATGTTAATCACGCTGGATCTGGTAACGGTACTGGTTACAATGGTGATATTTCATCAACTGGTTTCGTAGCTGGTCACAAAGCTGGTGTTGGTACTGTCAAGTTACTTGACTTAGCAACAGAGTCTGAGTATCAGATGGAAAGACAAGGTACATTGTTCGTAGCTAAATATGCTATGGGTCACGGAGTTATCCGCCCAGAGTGCTGCGTTGAAGTACAATAATTCTTAACTTAGTTGGGGGTCACTAAATGTGACCTCCAGCTTTTTTTTTAACTTTATATAAAATAACATGGCTGAGAAAAATGATCTTCTATTCGCTGATTCAGTAAACATTTGTTTATCTGCAATTGGAGAACAACCTACCACTGGGGACGCAAACGGTAAAGTAACTGTAAGTGCAGCCACTAGTCGTATTGTTCAAATAACTTCAGATGTAATTAAAGAGGTTACTATTGATGTTGAAAATAGAGGTTGGGAATTTCAAGCTGTAACAGGGACAGTAGAAGGTATAGATATAACCTCTAACAAGTATGATTGGAATACATTACACACTGTCTCTTTCAAACGATATGTAACCATTCGTTCTGCTAGAATCTTACAGGCTAGATATGTTACGGATGAAACTTTACACACTTTCAGTGCTGCAGAAGAAGCGTTCTCATACGCTAACTTACAACAAGTAGATGCTACAGCAAGATTAGGGAATCAATTTAAGATCCCAGATAGCATCAAGAATTTAGGAATAGAAAAGACTGACTTCCTAGCTGGTACAGTAGAAGAGAAACTAGGCTACCTTAAAATGGCAACAGAGGTTAATCAAACTCAGTTAGTCAATTCACAGAAGCTACGAGTAGATGAAGAAACTGATCTACTTCAACAACAATTTCTAACCGAACAGAAAGAAACATCTAAAAGAGAAGCTGAAAAGAATTTAATTGTATCTCAGAAGAGTAAAACAGACGCTGAGAAAGCTCTCATAAATGATCAAGAATCTTTGGTAGCTCAACAAGCAATAACTGAGTTCCAAGAGACGCTGAAGCGTACATCCGAAAAAGCTCTCGTAGATGCACAAGAATTAAAAACTGATGCAGAGACGGAGCTGATCAAAGATCAAGAAGCTCTTGTAACTCAACAAGCAGCAACTGAAATACAAGAGACTCTTAAAAGAATATCGGAGAAAGGTCTTATAGACGCACAGGAACTAAAGACTGATGCCGAGACCGAGCTAGTAAAGGATCAAGAAGCTCTTGTAACTCAACAGAGACTAACAGAGATACAAGAGACTCTTAAAAGAATATCTGAAACAGCTCTTATAGATGCTCAAGAACTAAAGACAGATGCAGAGACTGAACTCGTAAAAGACCAAGAAGCTTTACTAACACAACAGAAGCTTACTGAAGTACAAGAGACTCTTAAAAGAACAGCGGAAAAGGATTTACTACTATCACAAGAGTTAAAGGTAGATGCAGATACGGAACTAGTAAAAGACCAAGAAGTTCTAGTTGCACAACAGGCAGTAACAGAAATCCAACAAACATTTAAGGTACAAAACGAAGCTCTATTACTTACTGCACAAGAGTTGAAAGTAGATGCGGAGAAACTTTTAGTAGACGAGCAAACAGCAAAAACCACAGCAGAAGCGTCTTTAATAGCTGACCAAGAGGCTCTAGTAACACAACAAGCTTTAACAGAGGCACAGAATACTACCAAGACACAAAGAGAAGCAGAGTTATTACAAGCTCAAGAATTAAAGGTAGATGCTGAGAAACTGTTAATAGATTCACAAGAATTAAAAACGGATGCTGAAACAACTTTAACCACTAAACAAGGTTTATTAGTTGATGCACAGGAGTTAAAAACAGATGCTGAGACCACATTAGTTACAGCACAAGAACTACAAGTAGATGCTCAAACAGCGACAGAAGGTTCTCGTAAACTAGATATAGAAGCTGATACAACTTTAAAAGGTAAACAAGGCTCTTTGGTTGATGCACAAGAGCTTAAAACAGATGCTGAGACAGAGTTGGTAAAAGATCAAGAAGCTTTAGTGGCTCAACAAGCTTTAACAGAAGCGGAAGAAACAGCGAAGAGAACTGCTGAAAAGAACTTGATTGTAACACAAGACACTAAGACAACCGCTGAAACAGCTTTGATTCAAGATCAAGAAGCCTTAGTCGCTCAGCAAGCTCTTACTGAAGTACAAGAAACAGCTAAGAGAACATCTGAAACCTCTTTAGTAGATTCTCAAAAAGCTAAAACAGATGCTGAAAAGAATTTAGTAAACTCTCAGAAAAGTAAAACTGATCAAGAAAAAGAATTGATTATAGATCAAGAAGCTTTAATTACACAGCAGAAACTTACTGAGGTAGAGGAGACACAGAAACGATCAGCTGAAAAAGATTTACTTGTAGCTCAAGAATTACAAGTAGACGCACAGACTGCAAAGATTTCTGCTGAAAGAAATACTGAAACACGAGTTCAAAGGAAAATAGAGGAAGAGACAGACTTACTTGAATCTCAAGACGCAAGATTAACAGCTGAGACGGTGTACATGATCACCGCTGAGAAAGATTACCTAGATGTTCTTAAGTCTCAAAGTGTTCCTACTTCAAATTTATTCTATTCCGTTCGTCAAAACTCTACTTACGCAAGTCGTCAACATGAATTTAGAATGATGGGTGTACCAGAAGACCGCTTCAGAGCTGAACCAGCCTACAAAAAATTACAATTGTTAGCTGACGCTGCTATATTTTCAAGTCAATATCTAAGCAATACTACCAGTGCTTCTCTACCTACATTTAGAGCATCTGGTTTTGGGTATTTTGTGGTAGAGATGTATCAAAAATTAGGCTACGGTAGAGCAGTTAATACTAACGATAATGCTACAACACGCTGGTTATACGACAACTATATACAGAATTTATACATTTTAGGTGAACGCTCTTTATCGTGGAGTCGTGCCACTATCAAGTTAACAGCTGACAGTGATGGGCGTTTAAAAGCTCCTTTAAGTAGTAATTATATTACAGGAGCAACGAAAACAGCTACTCCTTACACTTATTACCGTATTGATGGGAAGCTTTTAGGATATGAAAGTTATCTAGATACAGAAACAGCTGAAGATTATAATATTCTTTTAGACTTATCTTTAGATGAAAATCAAGCTACTTCATGGAACGGTGAGTATACAGTAGAGGTAGGTAAAACAATGTCAGCACAGCAAGAGAATGGTGTAGCTCCAATGTTTGAGAACTGGGTACAAGCTTATACTTTATTGCAATATGCAGAATCCTTCCCTAAGAATACTACGGAGTTAGATAAATTTAGAAAAGAAGAAGTTCGTTTCAGATCCTTAATGGAAGAAGAAGAAGCTAATCTTGGACAGTATAATATTTTAGATTCTACTGATGTAGCTCAACGAGTAGGACATAATCGTAATTACAATTATTTATAATGCCGCTAATAACACAAGCCATACCTAATCTTGTACAAGGTGTAAGCCAGCAACCGCCAGCTCAACGCTTGGCTGGTCAAGCTGAAGTTCAAGTAAATGCTTACAGCGATCCAGTTACAGGGTTACGGAAAAGACCACCAGTAACTTACGGTCAAACTTTAAGGACTGATGCGTTAGATTTGACTGACGATAAGATAAGTATTATTCGTAATGATACTGACGGTAGATTTAGTTCAGTGATACATGATGATAAACTTCATGTATATAATTTAGAAACAGGACAAGAAGCTCAGATTCTAGGTGTAGGAGGCTTAAACACGAATGGAGTACCTATTAATAGCGGTGACTATTTAGATACAGGAAGTGAATCTTATGAAACAGCTTTATTCTCTTTAAATGTTGGTTCTACAACTTATATAGGAAATAAAAGAGTAGCGGTTGACGCTAAAACTTTTCAAGCTCGTACAGATCCTGCTGACACCACAGGTTATGTCTATATTAAACAAGGAGCAGCTGATGTAGGTTATCAAATTATAATAGATCATAATGATGATGGAGCTGCTCCACCAGCACAAGCTGTCTTTTCTTTTAGTCCGAGTAGATATTCTTTCAGATATTATAGTTATTGGCGTATGGGTAGCCAGACTGCCACAATAACCAATGGCGGTGCTGGATATACTAAAGATAGGGAAATATCATGTATACTTAGAAACCCACAGAACGGTGCAACTAGAAAACTTACCACAGCAGACGGTTCTTTAATAGTAGAAATAGGTGCTAACGGTTCATTAACTAGTGTGACAACTAGTTTGTCAGCGACTCATACTCTTTTTAGTAAGATCAGTGGAAATACACCACCCCCTACCGAACAGATAACACCTCCTAACGATCCCAATTATTCTGCACAAAAAATTACAGCGTCTTTTACCAGTAATGCCACAAACGATGTAGGTGTTTACCCCAACAATCTTGCTAAAAATTCTACAGATTTGATTGCTGAAGAATTAAAAGACGCACTTATAGCTAGTTCTACTTTAGTCGTTGCTGAAGGGACTACCCTTACTCCTACTCATAGGTTTATTGTATCTAGACAAGGTAACATGATTAAAATTAGAGTTCGTGGTGATATAGGAATAGTTAATTCTAGGTTTACATATAGTGTAACTACAAATGATTCGTTAGCTAATAACGGTTTACAAGCCATTAAAGAACAGGTTAATAGTATTACAGATTTACCTTTAGTCGCTTATAATAAAACAAAAGTTAAAATTAGTGGAGATGAAGCCGCAGCAGATGATTACTATGTAGAGTTTGAAACTACGAATGGTGCTGATTTTGGAGAGGGTTACTGGAAAGAAACTATAGGTTTTGATGTATTAAAATCTTTAGATCCAGACACCTTACCTCTTATGTTACAGCAAGTTCAATACGGTGATGGTGGAAGCACCCCAGATATCTTTTTTCTTGGGACGATGAAAGTAGAAGAAAGATTAGTCGGTGACGATCTAAGTAATCCATTCCCTTCGTTCTTTCAAAAAAGAATTGAAAATATGTTCTTCTTTAAAAATCGTTTAGGTTTCTTATCTGAAGATAGAGTGGTAATGACCGAATACGGTCTAGGTAAAGAATTATTCGGTCAAATATTTTACAACTTTGGTAGAACTACAGTTCAAACTTTGGTAGATACAGATCCTATAGATGTAACAGTTGCGACAGATAGATCTACCGATTTAAAATCATCTGCTACTTTTCAAGATAAATTAGTTTTATTTTCAGATCATACACAGTTTGTTTTAACAGGTGAAAACCAATTAACACCTCGTACTGTTTCTATCGTTCCTGTAACTAACTATGATATGACCTCTACTGTTAACCCTATTACTGTGGGAGATGCGGTATACTTCGCAACAAACCAAGAAACATCTATGACAGTTAGGGAGTTTATTCTTAACGAAGTTACGGATACTTATACAGCTTTTGATGTAACAGCTCAAGTACCTAACTATATTCCTACTGATGTTTCCTACTTAGTTGGTTCTGGTACTTCTAGTATCGCAGCTGTGGCTTCTAAATCTAATCGTAAAGAGTTATATATTTATAAATTCTTAGTGGTAGATTCTAAAAAGGTTTTAAGTTCTTGGTCTAAGTTTACTTTTAAACACGACATTGCTGCCATAGCTTTTGAAAAAGATAGATTAGATCTGATCTTTACTCACGGTGGTGGAACTTATTATGGGTTTATGGACTTTGATCCTACTAGTAAACCTTCTAATCACCCATTCGTACCTCTTCTAGATTGTGTCGTAGAGAAAGATTATAACACTACAAGCGGTTCTGTGACTTTACCTTTCACAGCTAGTGGTCTTACTGCGAGTGATTTTGATGTGGTTAGTATAGACGGTTCTGGAGAAGTGACTCAGTTACACACAGGTAATACCAAATGCACAGTTGCCAATCTCTCTTCA